TTATGGACGGATTAACAGAAGAACAGGCACAAGCTGAAATTGATCGCATTAACGAAGAAAAGGAACAAGCTATGTTAATGGTTGGTGACCCTTCTGTATTCAATGAAGATCAAGAAGCACCTGTAGAAAATCCTAATGATAGCAAAGATAATAAGCAAAAACAAGACGAAACTAAAAAGGAAGAACCTAAGAAGGAGAGTGAGAAATAATGGCACTAACTGATTTACAAAAGAAGTGTGCATTAATTCAAGTTGAAATGCCTGAACTTACTCAGCAAGCACTTGCTGATGAGTTAGGCGTTCATAGAAACACTATCGGAAACTGGAACAGAAGTAAGGAATATCTAGCTTATAAAAATGATTTAGCTATGGATGTTCATAAATCTTACCTTGCTGAAACTCTACAGGTTTTACGTAAAAAAACTTTAGACCCGTCTGTACGTGGACATTCACGTTATTTAGAAATGTCTCTTAAGACGTATGGTGTTCTTACTGAGAAATCAGAACAAACAGTTACAGTTAAGGAACAAAAATCTGAGAAGGATTTATTAGCAGAACTATTAGAAGATTAAAGGAGTGAGGTAAATGAATGAGTATGAACAAGTCCCTGAAACATACGAAGCTGAGAATGAAGAATTTAACGCTTTGTATGTAGTAGCATGGTTGCTGATTATTCAGGCATTAATGAGGCTTATTCGTTTGCCTCCTACTATTAATGCTACTCAAATGCTACAGCTTGAAAGATCGGTGAATACGGAAATCAAATCTGTTTTTACTGATCTTGAAAGAAAGGCTATTCCTATGGCTACTTCTAAAGTTCAAAATGCCTATACAGAAGGAGTAGCTTTTTCTCAACTTGCTATGTCACAAGATACTAAGTTAAAAGAACTTAAACCTAAGCAAGTTAAAGTTTCTGATTTAAACGGTTCTCATAAGCAGAGATTACAAGTGTTAATAGATCAGACACAGGAAGATTTACTTAAGGCTACTCATAATACACAGAATAACGTGAAACAGTTAGTTAGAAAAGTAGTCTCTAAGGAGATTTCTAACGCTGGTAAAAGTGGACGTTTTGGTAAACAGTCTGCAATGGCTAAACAGATCGAAGATCAACTTAGAAAGCAATTCCTAGAAAATGGTATCAAAGATGCTGATGTAGCCATTATAGATAAGGCTAACAGAAAATGGAAACTTAAAACGTATTCCTCTATGGTTGCCCGTACTAAAATGAATGACGCTTACATTACAGCTATTCGAGAAGAAGCGTTACAAGATGGAACGGACTTAGCTATTATTTCAACTAAGCCTGACACTAAGGACGCTTGTAAAAATTATGAAGGTATGATTATTTCTCTTAACGGGCTAACTGCTGGCTACTTGACTTATGAAGGTATCAAGAAAACTAAACAATGTTTCCACCCTAACTGCGGTCATTTTGTAAGACCAATTTCAAAGATTGAAAGAGTACCAGCAAACTTAAGAAAAATTCATGATGAAAAACTGAACAACTATAGGAGAGAACAAAGTTAATTTCTTTAAAATTAACCGTAATTTCCGATATATCAAAAATTATTTTAAAAAGTTTTTAGAATCACCTGTAAAAACCTATGTATTTGCAAACACTTATACTAGGAAACACTTTAAGCATATTAGCTGGTCAAGTTCGTATCGGTTAGTGTGCTTACGTTTCATTGTGGTATAACTCAGTCGGTAGAGTGCTTGACTGTTAATCAAGTTGTCGCTGGTTCGAGTCCAGCTACCACAGCCATACTTTAGCAACCACGGTTAGGCACTAGTACTGTAAAACGTGGCTAAGTAAAGTAACTTAACTAAAAAACCTATCGTGCCGTTACACGTTAAAAACGAAATAGGAAAGGATGTTAGTAAATGGAAGAAGTAGTAAAAGAAGTTACACCTGAGGTAACACCTGAGGTTAAAGAAGTTACACCTGAAACAAAAGGTGAAAACATGATTCCCAAAAGTCGGTTTGACGAAATCAACTCTAAGTATAAAGAAATGGCAGAGAAGATTGAAGCATTCGAGAAAGCAGAAGCAGATCGACAAAAAGAGGCTGAACAAAAGGAACTTCAATTAAAGCAAGAACAAGGAAAATTTGAAGAATTATTTCAAGCTTCTCAAAAGGAACTTGAAACTTACAAACAATATGAATCTCGTACAACTGAGTTAGAAGGTTTAATTTCTAACATGGTTGAAACAAAATTAGAAACAATTCCTGAGGAAATGCGTGACTTAGTACCAACAAACTTAACACCTGAGGCTAAACTTGATTGGTTAACAAAGGCTGAAAGTAAAGGACTTTTTGGAACTCTTAAAACTGAGGTTAAAGAAGTCGGAAAGCCTAGTAACAAATCAAATGAACAACCTAAGGTAGACAAAGCTAACTTATCTCCTTTAGATAAGATTCTAGCAGGTTTAGGTAAGTAAGTTAACTTACCTTAGGGTAACTTATTATTCTTTATATTACGGAGGGAAAATTAAATGGCTTTAACATTAGTAGATGCACAAGTATTGTCACATGACGTACTTCAAGCTGGTGTTATCGAAACAATTGTAAAAGAAAGTTCTGTTCTTTCAGTTCTTCCTTTCCAAACAATTGAAGGTAACGCTTACAGCTATAACGTAGAAAAAGCTTTACCTGCGGTACAATTCCGTGGAGTAAACGAAGCTTACACAGCTTCTGAGGCACAATTTGAACAACGTTCAGAGAACCTTGTAATACTTGGAGGCGATGTAGAGTTAGACCGTTTCATCATCCAAACATTGTCAAATGTTAACGATCAAATGGCTGTACAAATCGCTGAGAAAGCTAAAGCAGTAGCTAACACTTTCACACGTACTTTCTTCAAAGGTTCTAAAGCTTCTAACGCTAAAGAATTTGATGGTTTAGACGTTCGTATTGCTGGAACTGAACAAGAAATTAACTACACTGATTCACCTGAAATTCAAGCAGAATTAAAAGGTAATGCACGTAAATTAGATGCACTTAATACTCTTTTAGATGCTGTTCGTGGCGGTGCTGATGCTGTATTCATGAATAAACGTGTTAAGCGTCAAATTCTTGCAGTATTACAATCTAGCGATCACTACATTGAAAACGGTGTTGACGCATTCGGAAAGCCTGTAGAAAAGTATGCTGGTGTTCCTCTATTAACTGTAGAGAACGAAATCTTAGGCGATACTGATCTATATGCTGTTAAGTTCGGTGCTTACACTCATGTAACTGGTTTAACTAACGGTGGTGTTCAAGTACGTAGATTAGGAGAAACTTCTGCTAAGGCTGTTGAGGTAACTCGTATTGAGTTCTTCTGCGGAATGGCACAGTTCAACCCATACGCTTCTGCACGCTTAAAGAACTTTGGTGTAGACCCAGCTTAATAAATGTAAGTTAACTTAACTTACTTTAACTTAATATGATTTTAACACATTGTGGGGTTAGGGTGCAAGCCCTAGCCTCATTTTTTTTATTTGTATAAGGAGGTTATAAAATGCCTAAAACTGGTCTTACTCATGGTGCAATTATGGAAGGTTCTGACGTTCAGTTGCCTATTGAGGTTCAAGGACATTTACAGCAAACTATCCAAACTCATAACGCAATTAGTATTGGTGCTAATGCTTACAGCAATGGAACTGGTACGTTTAATGATGCAAACGGTTTTGATAAAATTGCCGTTACTGTTCAGAGTGATTTAGCAAAGCCATTTAATCTTAATATTGAATGGTCTAATGATGGAGTAACTTATCAAGGTCTTGATCTTGTAGCTAACATTACTAGCACAGGTTCTTCAAGGGGTGCTACTGTTGTCGAAACAAAAGCACGCTATTTTAGATTGCTATTAACAAACGTAGATACTGTAGCACATACTGTTTCAGCGTGGGCTTATCTAAAAGCGTAGGAGGTATTTAGATGTACGAATATGGACTAACAGAAGAAACTATTAAGTTAATTCAGGAACGTTGTAACGCTATCATTGAGGCATTTGTGCCTGACTATGAAACACCTTATCCTGACACACAATATGTAGTTTCTCGTTATAATCAACAATTCCCTAATGAGGTTATCAGTGGCGATATTTACCAATACGCTATGTCAATTTCATTCGAGGAACAACCACAAGTAGAGGCTTAATAGCCTCTTTTTTATTTATCTTAAAGGAGGTCATATGATTGATCTTATCAAATAAATCAGCAAAGAAAGTGCCTAAGAAAAACTTAATTCCTGACTTTAATAATAGTGGATGGTTTCAAGATTATACGTCTGCTGGTGGAGTTATGGAGGTAGACAAAAGTAATCCTCACAAGATGATGTTAACAACTACACAAGGGGCACAGGCTAGACTAATCCAATTTCCTGTAGATTTTGGTAAAACATACACACTCTCTTTTAAAACGTGTACAGGTCTTTATCGCCTCTACAAAAGTGCATTAACACATCATGATGATTATAAGTGGTTAAATAAAGGGAACGACAAGACAGGCGTTACTTTCACTGTTGATGCTTCATTTAATGGATTCGTTACACTTCGCTTTACTGCTGGTAGTGCTGGTTACTATTACTTTGAAAACTTCCAGTTAGAAGAAGGTTCTGTAATTACTGAATTTAAACAATATGAAGAAGTTAACAAAGCTTCTAAACAGATTTACGTTTCTGACGGTGTACCTTCAATTCCTTTAGTGGCTGGTCTAAACGGTTATGGAACTTCTACTACTGTTGATAATGCGGTTATGTACAACGGTAAACCAATGAACAAGATTCAAATTAATGATATAACAGGAAGTCAAGCAAAGTATGGAGGTACAAATTTCTCTGTTATTGCTGGTAAATCCTACTATATGCAAGCGATTCTATATGACCCTGCAAACTACTATCGCTATTCAATCATTTATAACAATAGTGCGATACAGAATGAACTTACAAATACACAAAATGCACTGATTACTAACTTTGGAAATGGGTATAAGCTGTTACAAGCTAAGTTCACAGCTACTTTCACA